CTACCGCTTCTTCAATCGTTTGCAATACGGAATAAACCGATCATCACGAATCCATCCCAATTGCGCGAGTCGGCGCCCAAATTTCTCCGCAATCTGCGGCGGCAGCCACGCGTGCACATCTTCCAATCCGCGCCGCCAGGCATCGCGTTCGCTCGCGCCGTGCAACGCCAACAGCCAATTCCACCGCTCTCGCGCCGTACCCTCATGCGGATCCAGCAGCAAATATGCTTCCGCGGTTACCCGCAGCAGGGCAGCCCCCACAATTCCCTTCCCGCCGCTCGCCTCAGGCTCTTCTCCATCGCTCTCCGTCAGCACCAACTTGCTCACAAACAAGGGATCGCCCAAATCCGGGAACGGGTAGTCAAACCCCTGCCGCGCATGAATCTGCCGCAGCGCCTCCAGGTCCCCCTCCGCGTATTCCCGCACTCTCATAATTTCTCTTGTAGCGGCCTCCTTTAGGAGGCCAGCTTTACGTTTCTGCTTATGCAGCGTCCGCTCGCCACATTCTGGAGAGATGTCATCCCTCACGCGCGCCGGGATCTGCTTTTCAACCGTAGCAACCCACGACATTACAACGTCTTCGGTTTCACAATCCGTGCGCCCGCCGCCACGCCAAATCCATTTCCACCTTTGACGCCACCCTTACTTGCCGTTCCGCTCCCACTCGATGGCAACGGACTCGGTCCACTCGCTCCTCCGCCAATTACCGCTGTCGGCGGCGCACCAAAAGCCACCGGCGTGGACGGTAACGATCCCATATATTGGGAATACGCTCGCCAGTACAGCGTCTGATTGCCTAGTTGTACATACAGATTCCGCGACGCTCCCAAAAAATAGACCCGCGGCGCCGCAAACGCTGGTGTCGTATCCGACTCTGCAAAGTAAAACAGCCCCGGTTGCGATGCCGCCGTATCCGTAATCGCCAAGTCAAACCATCCGTTCGCCGCTTGGACTTTCACCGACGCAATCCCTGCCGGTGCGGGCGACGGTGTAGCCGGGTCCACTCCCGCTCCCTGACTCGCCGCATTCACTGCCGCCACCAACTTCACCAGCGTCTCGTACAAATACGGATCGCCATTCTTCAGCGGTGCCAGTTGCGCTACCGTCAGCATCAGTTCATTCCTCTCACCGGCGCCCACGGGTCCACTCTCACCGACGGATTAAATTTCTGCAGTTTGAACCAAGCTCCCGCCTGGCCCGTCCCCACCTGAAACGCCACCCTCTCTCCCAATACATTGATCGGCAATTCCAGATCCCTGGTTCCCGGCGAACTCAACGGCAACGGTTGTTGTGCCTGCGGCGCACTTAATGTCTCCACAAAACTCGTCAGCGCCAAATTCCCCGCGCCCTCCACATACATGCTCAAATAGCTGAACAACTTTCTGTGTGCTCCCAATCCCAGCGAATTCTCGACCGCCCTCTCTGGAAAGAAATGCGTCGTGTAATTACTCAAGATCGCCGCCCCGTCATCCGAATACTGGCCGTCCATCAGTTGATATATTTTCCCGGTGGCCGCGCCTCCACCCACTCCTGGCAATCCTCCGCCCATCATCGTCACAGCCGTTCCGTTCGGTCGTTCAATTAACGCGCAACTGTTCGCCGTAATCGTCCACGGTGACCACTTCCGCGCCTTATCCGTCGCTGTTTTCCGCCCGCTATACGTAATCGTGACCGGATCCCCTGACGCCACGTCGCTCGCGCTATCCAGTTCGCGATAGTCCAGCATCAGCACCTGGTTTGGCGTTGTAGCGCTTCCAAACGGCGCCCCCACATAAATCCGCCGCTCCTTCGTATCTACAGTCACCCAGAGCGTCTGCGCGCATTGCCAATTGATCTGATTCCAGGTTGGCTGAATCTCCTGCGAAATCTTCACCGGCTCCCCGCCCGAAAACAGGTACAACCCCGTGCGGTGCGCAATCACCACCCAATCCTCGCCAATTCCTACTCCGCGTACCGATGGCGTCCCCACGCGCCTCGATACTTCCGCAATCGTCCACAGTGCCGGCTCGTTTGTTCCGTCATCTTGCGTCACGTACAACGAATGCTCTTTCACAAAATACAGTCTCTCTCTCAACTCAAACGCAGACCGTATCGCTTGTCCGTTGTTCTCCGCCACGCTCAACATCCCGTCGATTCCGTCGTAGCTCTCCGGATCTTCCACTCGGCTCGCTCGCACCAGTGAAGCATTCATCGGCAATGTCGTCGGGTAGATCTCGATCGCATCAATATAAAACTGGCCATTCTGGTTCGGCGTTCCGTCTGCGTACACTCGCAGCACCAGGTCGCTCGGAATCGCACTCAGCGGCGCCGTCAGCTCGGCGGAATATTCCACGTAACTGCTCGTCAGTTGCGCCGCGCTAAGTTGCAATCCTGCAGTGTTAATTCCGCCGCTCGCACTGTACAGATGCACGTGCAGCGTCCCTTGACTCAGCAATGTGTTCCGCGCACATCGCGCCCGTACCGTGTAATCCGTTCCTGTCTGGATCAGTGCTGCGCCCAAAGAATCATGCACCGCGCTCTGCGTCATCAATCCCCGTGTGGCCGTCGACCCATTCCCCACTATCGAATACGCCGCGCCCCAGACCACAAAACTCTCTTCATCCGTTCCGCCCGGTGCAAACGTCGGGTCCGCAGTCCATCCCAGTGGATAATGGGGCAGCGACGGCCCTGTGAACCCGCCGTCAAATCCCAGATTTATCCAGTTGTCCATCTTGTTGCGCTCACCCCACCAGAACAGCCGCTCAGAGTAATCCACCACTCCTGCGCAGTCGCCCAGCTCAATCAGGCGAAACATGTTGTCCACGTTCGTGTCCGCCAGAAGAATCACATCGGAAAAATCCACCACCAGCGATGTCGTCGTGTTGTCGCTAATTACCATGTTCCCGCTGAATAGCGATCCATCCGCTCCCACGTAATAGAAACTCGCCCCACCCGCTCCCGTGAAACACACAATCCGCGCCACCACGTTCGAGGGGCCAGTCGGAATATTCGTCACCACCGCGCGTTTGCCACCGCTCGCTGTCCAACTCGTTGCCGGCCCAGGCTTCGTCAAATACCCCTGCCGCGTCTGAAACATCACGCAAACTTGATGTACGCCCGGCGCAATATTTCCCGCCGCTGCCGCCGTGCCCCCACCCGATGCCGCCATTCCTCCACTCGCCGCGGTGAACGTAAAATGCGTCGAGTCCGGCACGCTGCTCACCGTGAATGTTCCGTTGTATCCGGCTACTCCCACGCCTGCGGTCAATACCAATTGACCGATCACGAATCCATGCGCCGCGCTGGTCTGTATCGTGGCTGTAGAAGAAGCCGCTGTTCCTCCGCCAGAATTCGCCAACCCCGTTGCTCCAGCCACATATGTGAACTGCGTCGTTGTCGGCACCGCCACCACACTAAACGTTCCGTTGTAACTACCCACTCCCACACCGGCAACCGTCACCGTCTGTCCCGCCGACAGTCCGTGCGCCACCGTAGTATTCATCGTCACCAGATACCCGTTCTCCGACGCACCTCCCGGGCTCGCTACAATCGCTACAGCCGCGGGTTGCGTCGCTCCGCTAGGACTGGCCACAACCGTCGCCACCACGTTTTCATCTACTACGCTCGGCGCACCTCCCGGACCTCCCTGGCTCACGCGGTCAAAATTCGTGTCGTCATACTGCCGCGGCAAATCGCATCCCGTCATCCCGTCGCTGATCGCCAGATATTCCCGCCCGAACATCGTCGTCGAATTCGCCAACGTTCCCGGCAATATTCCACTGGCAATCTGGGTCAGCGTTCCCGGCGTAATTTCCTTATACAGATTCCCATTTGCATCCAGCGCCAGCGTCCGCAAAGTTCCATTCGGCGTAATGTACGTCTTGATGTAATTCACCGTCGGATTTCCCGCCAGCGGCCCAAAAATCGCCTGCAATCCGGGCCGCGTCGTCACTCCTCCATTGCTGAACACCACGTCCTGGCAACTCGGTGAGACTCCGTGCGGCAAATCCGCTGCAGACATATCTGTAACCAACCCACCGAAAATCTCAATCGGTGCGTCCAACGATCCAAGTATCGACATTTGTTTTCCTGCAAGGGGATTGAACAGCCCTGATCAACGACATCACTTCCCTAACGAACCGTAGCGTTTCTGTTTTTGCTGACTGGTGGCACGGTCACTCCTGCTTGCCCTGAGCGTAAACGAAGGGCTTGCCTAGAGCATGCTCGAAGGGGCTCCGCTCCGACCTCGACGATGCTTCAATTCGGGTGCCCCACCCTCGCCTTCTGAGGGTGGGGTATTTTCTTGATTTCTCTTCTCTGTGTCCTCTGCGCCGGTGCCTCACTCTCGCCTTTTGCGGGTGGGGTTATTCCTTTTTCTTCCTCAGCGCTCTCCGTGTTCCGCCCTCAGTGGCCTCTGTGATAAACCCACACGAGCCATTCTCGTGAACCGTCTCTCTTGCTTGCTCTGGGCCTTGCCGAAGGGACCGCTCCCTTCACTTCCGTACACTCTTCCCCGTCGCCCCAACCGGTTCCGTCTTTTCTTCCATTCCAACCAATCCGAACTTGGCCGCTTTTTCCCGATCCAATATCGCCCGGCACGACCTGCATACCGCGACTCCCGGCTTAATCTTTTCTCCGCACGCCGGGCATTCCGCTTGTGGTTTCGGGTCGTACACCCACGGCTTTTCCAGTTTCAGTTCTCGCGCCGCTCGTCTTTCCAAATCCGTGATGAACATCGGATTGTGCGAACGTTCCCATTCCAGGTCGGCAATCTCCACCAATCGCCGATGAAATCCATCCAGTTTTTGCTGCGCTTCCTTCAACTCCTCGTCTGAAGGTTCCGTTCCCGCCGCCACAAACACTCCGTGAAAACTTCCTTCCCCTGAGTCTCCGTTTAACTCCCTCGCCAGGTCCTCCGCGATCTCTCGGGCGGTCAACGTGAAATCCATCCTATGTTGATCTCCCATGTCCACGATGCTTTTGCACCCACGAATCGGTGTGATCGCGAATACCTGCCCTTCCTCAGGCGTTTGCACCACCAGTGATCCAAAATACGACCTGAATCGTGGCGGCCACTTCTGCCTGGAAATATTCACCAACGACACTACATCCCGCTCCGCACTCATAATTCCCTCTCTCTTTTTTGTGTTTTTTAAATGAATATGCCGGGCTTTACCCGGCATAGATACGCTTCGTCTTACCAGCACCCATCTTCCGTTTCCGGGCTGCTGACTCTAAGGCTTCGCCGCCATCTTCTGCACTTCCAATATCACCACTGGATTCTTCGTTCGATTCCCGTCCACTCTCATGCCGGCTATGTCTTCCGATACCGTTTCTGCGATCGGTTTCAGAATTCCTCGTGTCTCCAAATTGTTCAACGCGTTGGCCAGTTCCGGCGGATACTTCGGCGCCTTCACGACCCAGTGGATCTGCTCACGCTCGAATAGCGCGGTCCATGCTGCCTCATCTTGCATCTTCGTTGGATCTACTGCCCAGCTCTCACTTGGATTTCCTTCCACATAGGGCACTTCCAAATAATATTGGTGCCTCAAAAACACTAGCGTCTTACCCTGGCCGCCACGCTGTTGCAGCGTTTGATTTATAAAATCTATTCTGTCCTGATCTGGTGCCACGGCCTTCAGATATGCTTCCTTGCTTGTTATACCAACCGCCGTCTTTACGGCCGGGAGCGCATACACAAACACGCCACCCGCGCTAAACACCAAAAACAAACCTATGGTGGACCACGCCAATGTACGCACGACTCTCCAACCCTGCTGGGGAATGGACCATACTCCCGCGAACACCGCCGCAAGTCCCAACGCCAATACCGGCACCGTGAAACGCAACAACCCTGATGTCATTCCAATTGCCAGGCCGCTGAGAATCCACGTTGTCACTACCACCCGCCACAACACCGTTTTCTTCCATGCTAAAAACACCAGTGGAATGAGCGCCAGGCACACCGGCCCCAGAAATTGCCACAATCCCATTTGTTTCATATCCACTCCCGCGAAGAGCGGGAATTTCAAAACCAACCAAAATGCTCTGCCAGTTGGCGACTTCGTGGCCGCTAATATCGTGTCCAACGTGAATCGGTTTATCCGCTCTGGGTGTAACCGTTCGATCAAAAACGGAAACACTGGATCTCCAGTCCAGATGGCGTTCCGCAAATACGGCCACATCCCCACGCCTAGCGCGCTTCCTACAAACACAACAATTGATTTAATTTTTCGCGTTTCTCGCAGTAGCGCCACTGCCAGGCTTGCCGCGATCAGGCACCCCGTATATTTTGCCCCTGCGATTTGCCCGGCGAACGCGCCCGCCAGCCCTGCGTGGATTAACTTTCCGCTTTCCTCGGCGCGGACAATCATCAGCACGCACATCGTCGTGTAAAACGACATCCACATATCCGGCGCGCCCGCCGTGCTCATCTGCCAAAACACCACTGGGGTACTCACGAACGCAAGGGCCACCATCCACGCCCCAGTTGCCGGCATCCAGCGTCGCGCCAGGCTAGCTCCCGCTAATGCCGACGTCACCCCGCCCAGCCACAACAATCCCAGTGCGAATTTTTCACTGCCTAAAGCCAGGCCAGCCAGAATCAGCAGATGTCCTTGCCCCGTCAAAAAACTGTGCGCGGAAAAAAAGTTTGCGTGATATCCCTGCAGCAAGATCAGCCGCGGTTGCGTGAAGTGGTAATTCAGTGCATCCGATCCAGTCAGAGGCGCCATGGCTGCCAATCCGGCATACAGCACCACCCCCAGGAACGCGGCCTGCACCAGCTTGACGCTCCACACTGCCTTCCGAGTTGCTTCCCAAAGTTTCTTGCAGCTCTCCCTTAGTTGTGGCGTCTCAAGGATCGCTACGATCATCAACGCGCCTATCGACAGCCACAATCCAGTTCGCAGCCACCCTGAGACCGCCATCAGAAGGCAGTCCAACTCAAACACCGCCACTCCTACTCCCACCGCACACAACAGATATTCGTCCGGCTCTGCTATCTCAATCCCAATCCACCGCAACACGCGGCTTCCGGCTCCTGCCAATATCACGCAGAATCCTACAACAGCGATTAAACTTCCTAGAGTTCCTGAAATGGCGCCCGCCATTATCGTGTATGCAGCATTCGCTCAGCTAACCCTCGTAGCAATCCCGCAAATTGCGAGTAATACCAAACCTGCGTGCTGACAATCCACAGGCTCACGCACCAAACCACAAATCGTCGTAGATTTTTCGATTCTTCCATGCGGGTTGTAGCGTAACACACCCCAATTTGCCTGACGAACCCTTACTGCATTCGATATTGGACCGTGACGTTCGCATCGGCTGGTGTGGTTGTGCATCCCGCGGCGGCCGTCTGTACCCCAATCGTTACTGTGGCTCCCGCCGCGTAGTTTTGCGTCAGCGCTCCCGAGTCATTGCCGGCGGTTGCGATCGTCACGTTCAGCGGCGTAGTTCCGTCGGTCACTCTCACAATCGCGTTTGTCGTGCATCCCGCTGGCGCCGTTTTCGCTTGCACTTGTACTCGCGTTATCGTCACGCCCTTGTCCAACGTCCACGAACTCCCCGTCCACGTTGTGCTCAATGCCCCTGGCAGAAAAATATTCTGCTCGCCTCGAGGGGCCGCCGACCACGCTTCCATCCCAATCTTGAATTTGCTCGAGGTCACCCCGTTCGGCGAAACCGATGTCACCCCTGTCGTATTCACCATCGGTTGACTCGGTCCACAGGTATAGCTCGTCGAATCCGTTAGCGTCCCCCCTGGCGTCGTTACTTGCGGCTTGATGCATGAATTCGCGTTCAGCAATTGTCCATTGCGATACAGATTCACCCCGCTCGCCCCCGCTGGAAATGCCGCCGGTGCTGTCACTACCACTTGTTGCGACCCATTCGGATTCGCCGTTATCGCACCCCCCACCACCGTTTCTCCCCCGTCGTAATCGCTTGCCGTGAAAGCATAGGTGGTAACACCCGCTGGTACGCTTCCCGTTCCGCCCGCAATCGCGCTCTGCGGCGCACCTGGCGGAGATAGTGGCAATACTCCGAGCTTGCTCCCATTGCTCAGGAACACGGAAAAATTGCCGTAAGTTTCGGTTTGGTAATTCTGCGATCCCTGCCGAAAGATTCCCGTCGTCGCTCCGAACAAGCATGGCCCAAATCCGGCTGTCGATACCTCTAAACCGTTATAGATCCCGGCTATCGACGAAATTTCAAACACGGGTGCATAGCCCGATCCGCACGACGGCTGACTCACTCGCACTCCGCTGGCTACTCCATTCGTTAAATCGATCATCGGCGTTGCTGCTCCAGCGCGCGGGTCCGCGTACGACGGCCGGTAGAAATCGATAAGTCCAAACTGGTAGGCGTTACCGGTGTTTACTCTCGCGATCGGCACGTTCGATCCCTCCACCAGCATGTCCCAAAATTCCATTGAATCGTTTCCCCCGTTGCCCACCAACGGCGCGCCGCATGTATCAAACACCAACCCTCCACCCATGGCGTAGGTATGGTCCGTGGAGATTAAATACGGCAATATCGGATTCGTCGTTCCCGGCCCGCAGTTTGTCGTAAACAGCGCCGCCGGCGGCCCCGCAAAATCAAGCGGTGTATTACTCCACCCTCCTCGCGTCCAGTAAAACCCAAATCCACCTTTGGTCACCAGCGGCAGCGAGTACGGTCCACCACTGACGTGCACGTCATCGTAACGAATCGATGCCACTCCATTCCCCGCAATATCCTGATCTTGATAAATCCCCACTTGATACGCCTGATTCTCCAGTATCGTTATCGCTTCCATGCTTAAGTCATGCGAGATCATCGGCATCAGATACACCATCGGTTCCGCATACCCCATCAGCTCCGCGTTCGTCTGCATATCGTAAAACGGAGTTGGCTGATTTATGTTCCCAGGCGCGAGCCCTTTCAGCTTACTCATTGCTTTCACAATAATTGTTCCATTTACCCAGGTCGGCGAGGCAAAATCGACCTCCACCTGTCCCAGGCACAAGCTCAGGTTCAGCGTCGAAGCGATCGGGAAAAAGTTCACTTGGCTCAGCGAACTGGGAATCACCACAATTCCTCCCTGGCTGTAGGTCCCATTATTTGGAAACGCGCCGCAAGCCTGCAGAATGTTTGGCGTATTGTCGTGAAGTACTTTTGCGCCCGCCACCGCGCTTACCGCACTGGCCGCCAACGTCAGGTTCGTCGTTCCTCCTCCACTCACGATCGTGGTCGTTAACCAATCCTTACTCGCCGTAGTTTGCATCGTTGCAGGCACATCGCCGTTTCCTATAAACGTGGTTACCATCGGATACCCCGCATCCACAAAATAGGAATCGTTCCCCACTGTCATACCTTCCAGCGTGAAATTCGCTGCATTGGCCGGCAGTGCGCACGTTGTCGTACACACATAAATATAATTTCGCAGCACCGTATTCGACACCGCGGGCGCGTTCCATTTCACAACTATCCGGCCGGCCACTCGCGCATTCCCCGACGTTACCGTTCCGCTGGAGTCAGGCATCCCGTACTGGTTGAAGGAAAACGTATTTGGAGTCACCGCGGTGAGCGTGAACGTCCCCTCAAAGGTTTGATCGTTCGTCGTTCCTTTTTGGACTTCCAGTTGCGCTCCCGCCTGGAAATTGTGATTAGTCGATGTCGTGCACGTCACCACCCCCGACGTCCGGCCGCACCCTGTTATCCCCAACGTTTGAATTCCGGGCGTCGCTACCGCCGTCGCTGTGCTCGCCGTCGTCGTACCCGGCACCCTTCCCCCAAAATAGTCTTCGGCTACCACCGCATAAGTTCGCGTGCTTGTCCCAACTACTTGCGACGGCGCAGCCGACACCATCGCCGGCGCACCTAGCGTCGGCGCCGCTCCCGCTCCCAGCACCAATATTCCATTCCCGTTCGCAAAATCCAGTGCGTTTGCCAACGTCAATGCGCTCGAGCTCGCCGCCATCGTTCCGGTTGTTCCCGTTAAATAATTTGGTCCTATGTATCCGCCGTATCGCGTTACGTCGTACGACGGATTTGGCCCCTTGGTATGAAAATCGGCATCGATATTCTGTGCCGCCGTGAACGTATTTGGCACGTTCGTCTGTGCGCCGCTTCCACTCGCGATTGGTCCGATCTCTACTCCCGTATCATCCTTGTAGTACAGCCGTTTGTCCGCCGTTTTCGTATACAGATTCACCGTGCCCGCGCTCGCTGTCCCTGGCGGCGTTGCCTGGTTCGTCAGATTCAGCGTTCCGCTGGCAAAATTTCCAACCACCGTGCTGTTTCCGTTTACCGTCAGGTTTCCCGTCAGGCTCAACGAAAATGCGTTGATATTTCCGGTGGACGACAGGCTGTTAAATGTCGGCGACGACGGGTCGCTCGGCAAAATTACGTTCGGAAGTTGCTTCGTTGTGATTCCCGGCCCTGACAGCTCTATCTCGTATTTCCCCGGTGCAGCGTAAAAGCTGTAATTCCCCAGTCCGTCGGTCGCTGTCGGATTCGCCAAAGCTTGGGTCAGCAGCGGGTCCGAATATATCTGCGCCAGCGGCGCACACGGCTGCCCCGTCGCTGGCATCGCGCAGATCCGCACCGTCGCCCCTGCCAGCGGCACTCCCCGCGTATTAAATACTATGTCGTCTTTACGCGACCCCTGCCCATGCGCCGGCGCCACCATCCCCGGCCACACATGCAGCGCCATCATGATCGCCATCCAGATAATCCCGTTCATGGTTCTAAATCGTATCATGCCAACTCCAGGAGCCCGCTCCATCGACCTCGGGCCTGTAGAATGTCGTCCTCTTACTAAAACCTAAAACTCAATTCTTCTATCGCTTTCTCTCAGCTAAGCGTACGCACAGCCTGGATCACAGCAGCTTGCGAAACACCGCTACAAACGTCACCGTGTCGCTCGTTATTCCGCCCGGATATGCTCCCGCAGCCAATTGCGTGTTGAACGTGCCCGGTTGCTGGCACAGCACTTTCCATCCGTTCAACGCCGTGCTCGGCACTCCCACGGGCACGTACTGATTGCCAAGAGTTTGTGAGGATGCACAAACGCTCACGCATTGCGACCCCGCCAATTTATCCGGCACTGTGGTCCAATCCAGTGTGTCTCCGCCTGTCGGATAACTTCCTGAAAAGCTCAATCTTCCGCTGATGTAGATAAAATTTGATGCGCTGCCGTCGACATCTCGGCTGGTAAGTGCATTTCCGTCTGCTCCGAGGATTTGGATTGCCATAACATTTCTCCTTGGCGCTCCGCGCACGCCAGATAGGCGGACATGGCCTCATGGCTCATGGTTAATAACTTCTTCCCCCAAAACTTTGCCAAACTTCAAAACGGTGAATACCCGCTTCGCGAGGAGTACGGCCTTCTCCGTCGACTGCTTTGCTGCTCTCTCTTCACTGCCGCTACTACAAGATCTTCCAGAGCGTCTTCAGCCGCCGCATCCCACTTCTCCGCCAGCGGACTTCCTCTCGCCCATCCCGCCAACCCTGCCGTCGCATACGCCAACGCCTCCTGCGCATTTCTCACCAGCACCGGTGACGTCGCATCCACAAAATCCGGATACGCCTTCATATAACGCAGGCGGATCTGCGTGTCCTGCGTAGCTCCCAGGAACCACAGCCCATCCACGCGCCATTCCCAAACGCTCAGTACAATATCCTGCTCACGCGACGGCAGACCTCCATGCCTCGTCAGATCCACCATCTCCGCGAAGTCATCACTCGACAAATTTGTTCGTTCCCACAATTTCAGTGGCACCAGCAAATCCGTCGGCAATTGATTCGGCGGCGCCGTCGCGTCCGTGATCGACACCTGCACCGACGCATCCTGTTGGGCCACCGCCGTCACCACCAGCAGCACGTCATCCTGGATAAACCCACCGCCGCCGGCATTCCCGATCGCTCGTTGCACCTTGCGGTATGCCGAATTCAGATACGGCAGCAGCACCGTATCCGTAAATAAATTTCCCTGCGCATCATTTAACAACGACCGCACCAGCGAAGTGATTTGCCCCGCCGTGTTGTACGCACTCGATCCAACCACTGGCATATTCTTTTTCCTTTAAACTCTTCCCAACCTCGTCCCAATAACCCCATGAACTTGAGAGTTCACCCTGATCCGCGATAGGGTGTACCCTGAGCTACGAAGGGTGCCCCACTCTCGCCTTTCGAGGGTGGGGCCTTTTCTTGGGTTTCTCCTCAACTTAAGTAGCACAGTCACTCCTGACTGTGCTCTTCTTCTCTTCTTCTCTCTGCGATCTCTGCGATCTCTGCGTTCTCTTTTCTCTTTCTGGCCTTCTCTTCTCTGCGCCCTCTGTATCTCTGCGTTATCTTTCTCTTTCTTGCCTTCTCTTCTCTGTGCCCTCTGCGGCCCTCTGTGTCCTCTGTGGTAAAGCCTTTTCTTCGTCTTTCTCTCTGTTTCCTCAAACTCTTAAACTCTTCCGCACCTAGCGCAGCATTTCTCTCCGGCCCTCTTCCCTCTTCTCATCTTTCCGCTCGTCTCTTCTTTCTTCTTCTCTCTCTTCCACCACTTCAGGCAGTGGAGACTTCTGCAGATACGCCGCCACCCCAATCACCGCATTGATCATCGACGCGGCTCCCCCAATCTTCCACGTAGCTCCCATTCCAGCCGCCAGATTAAAATGCCCCGGATCGATCCCCACCGCCGCCAGTCCCGTCATCACCCCGCCGGCAGCACCGCTAATCGCCGCCGCCACAATCCCCTTCGCCCAAATCTCAATCTTGGTCATCGCCGGCACTTTCATTGCATCCCTCATCTAGCCTTACGAACTTTTCCCCGCCGTCATCCCTTCGCTCATCAACTCAAACGCCCACTCGTCGTACTCTCGTTCTTTCCGCTCTTCCCTCTCATACAATCCCGCTCGCTGCTCCGCGCGTCCCACTCCCCGCGACCACTCCACCGCTCGCGCCACTCGCTCCACAATCGTTGGCGTCAACTGCACGAACTCTCCGCCCGGTCCTTCCAACGTAAAACAATGCTCATACTCGCCGCGTTCCGGATACGGCCCCAGCGCCGGCACGCTAATCCCGTCATTGCGTTCCACCGTCTGCGCGTACCACGCCCTCGGCGATCCATACGCTTCCGGGGCCACCCATCGCTCCACGTGCCATCGATTTACCTGCGAATATTTTGGCTCCTGCCGCAATTCCACAACTTCCCGCACCAGGCTGCCCTCTTCGTTGCGGTCCTCAAATTTTCCGCCAATCCAATTCAACCGGTTCCATCCCCACACCACTCGATAATTCGCCTCGCCGTACCGGTTTACACCTCCAGCGCCTTTCAACCGCTCTGCCACGCTCTCCGGCGTCTCGTACCGCTCTCGTCCCACACGTATCATCTGCGCCAACCGAAAAAGGGTGCCCCACTCTCGCTTTTCGAGGGTGGGGCCTTTTCTTGGTTTTTCCTCGTCTTTATGTCGACTGTAAACTTTCAACTGTCGACCGCATTTCCCTACTGACTACTGACTACCGACGGTTCCTCAGTACCCGCTCGGCCGCGCCAGCGTATCGATGTACGCCCCGCTTCGCGGACTGTCCGACCAGATCTGGAACGCCGTATCAAAATAGAATATGTACGACGCCGCAATTCCGCCGCTCGCTCCATAAATCGGGAACACCGTGTTTCCATTGACTTCGTAAAAATCAATGTCCTTCAACACCGCGCGTCCCCAGTGCGACAGATCCAGAAAATCCACTCGTGTTTGATCTGCGTTTACGCTGGATTTGATTGGCACGCCGCTCATTGTCTTTCGTCCGGTGAACAGCAAATCCAAATCATTGCCGCCGCTTCCGCCTTCTTTGATGATCTGGCTCACCGTAATTCCCAGGTTTTCCCAGGCGTGTTCCTGTTCCACGGCCATGTACGCAATCAGCTTGCTCAGGTGATTGATCCCCAAGGATTTCCTCACCTTGTTAATTGCCAGGCGTACGTTCGCCGGTGTCAGCGCCGCATTACCGGCGTTCACGCGAGGCGTGGCCAACTGAATCGGATAGGTAGCTCGGTTAAGGTTTAACCACGTTCCGGTGGTCGCGCTGTTCTGATGGTATTTCACCCCATACAGAGACACCGGTTGCGCCCCGCTTAATCCGTCATGCACAATCACATCGCCGGCAATCGTCCCCGTCGGCACGTTGTCCACAATGATTTGTTGCGAACTAATCGGATCCGCGGACAGCACCGTAGTCGTTACGCTGGCTGCGATATTCCGGTTTGTCGTCAGCGTGGTGTCGTAGATCTGTATGACTTGCCCGGGATACACCAGCGCGGCGCCGCTCGGCACCGTCATGGTAAACGTGCTTCCCGCTACGTTGCTGATCGTCCCCAATACTCCGTTTCCGGCCGTCTGGCTCAGTTTGTCCAGAAATGCCCGGAACTGTCTCATGCCGTTTGCCACTTCGCGTTTCGCGGCATTCTCAACGGCTCGCTCTTTTCCATTGGTCGCGTATTCCACCAACTTGGTGATTTCAATCGCGAACCGGAAAAATATCGGCGAAACCTGCGCCACGTCATAGGCCGTGCCTGAACCGCGCCCCAAATCTCCGCCATCCGCGTTGTACGACCCTGCTTTTCCACCCGGATTTACCTGCAACGGCAGCCGCATATTCCGGCTGGAAATCTTCTCCACGTCCCCCCGTTGCTGGATCATCGTTAGCAGAATGTCGTCGCGCTCATAGAGCAGGGGCACTTTGTCGCGCACCTTCTCGAGCTGCAACGCGATGACATTCGCGTTTGCTTGTGCTGGCATTGTTTTTCTCTCCTTAGTTGTACTGGCCCCGCTTCCTGAGACCAGGCAGGCGTCTTACTCGAAGGCGCCGAAACCTTTCCATTCACACCAATCCCTACACGGCCTAAGCCGTTTTTCCCATGTAGTGGCCGATCTTTAGATCGGTTCTTTGGCCTTTTGCTTTTTGCCTTTATTCTTTTGCTTCCGTGCTCCCGCCGCTATTCGCACGGTTCCTCTTCGTTGCCCCGAGCGCACTCGATGGGGCCCGACAGGGGTGCCCCACTCTCGCCTTTTGAGGGTGGGGCCTTTTCTTGGGTTCTCTTCAACTCATATAGCGCAGCCACTCTCAACTGTGCTTTGGGTGCCCCACTCTCGCCTTTTGAGGGTGGGGCCTTTTCTTGGGCTCTCTTTAACAGCGCAGTGCAGCCACGCCAGTTCGCCCTGACCGCTCCCTCATGGGCTGTGTTTTTAATTTTTACTGTCGACAACTGTTAACTATCGGCCGTTCTTCCCCGCCGACTTCCTTTGGCTCTGTCCCCCACCCTTACGGCTGCGTTACCGTGATCGTCCAAGTGTCCGTCTGCACTAAAATCGCAAAATCCGTATCTCCTTCATTAAACACATTTCTTACAGCTTCCTGCTTCGTCGCTGCCGGTACGCTGGCTTGCGGCACAGTGTGGCTATGCACATCCGCAACAGTAACCGTGTAAGTGTTCGTTGGTGTCGGCATTCTTTCTCCTTTCTCGGTGCGTGTTTTCCTTGCCGCGCACCAGATCTACTCCAGAAATCCTCGGCGAAAATCCGCACCCTGTTTTTGTTCTGTCATCCCGTGCGAACTACAGCAACCTGTCGCACTACTGTCATCCTGAGCGAAGGTCTGCGCCTTTTGCAGACCGCAGTCGAAGGAGCCCTCTTTCCTTTGACTTTCTGCTACCGCGCCTCAGCTCTCAAACCCACCGCACCCTACAACTCCAGAATCTCCTCGTCGCTCAGCTTCCCATAATTCACTCGCCCTGCCGCCGCTCGTGCCTTTTCATTTCCCCTGCCCCTGCTCTCCACCGCGGCCACACGCGCGCCCTTCTTCTCGCTCTGCAACGCACTCGCCGGCGCTTGCACATCCACACTCTTCTCTTCTCCTCGCCGAGCCGCCATCGCCGTTTGCGTCCACCCATTCACCACCCGCCGCACCGCCCCAGGTACAAGCTGCTGCGCCCGCGCATCGATCATCCGCACCACCTGTTTCCGCGCCGCGTCATCGAATCGCCGCCCCGCCAACACTCGCGCCACCTGCTCGCCCAATTGCGCATCGCTCTTCAGCGCTGAATCTATTTCTTCGCGAACCGACGCCTTCAACCGTTCACCCAATCCCGCGTTCTGATGGCTCGCTGCCAATCGCCTCAAATTCGGAAGCGCCTGCTCCATCGTTCGTTCGATCGCGCTTCCCACGCTGCGCTCCAACTCCGCATTCGCGGCCTTTTCAAATGTCCTGTACTCGCCGACTAACGTGTCATCCCGACCGGACAACTGCTCTCTTTGCGGCTGGGAGTGGAGGGATCGCGCCACGCTCGCTGGGTCTTGAGACAATCCCATGTTCTTGCCAATGCTCCGTTCTTTCTCCGCATTGGCTCCTTCCAGCAACTTCACTCCCGCCATCACCATCTCGCGAAACGCAACAGGGTCCTGCTCCATCAATCTCTGCGCCAACTGCGCCCGTCCCGCACTCAATTCCGCAGGCGCCTTACCCGCGCCCCCAAAATAAGCCGCGTCAATATCTTCCAACTGTCGTGCGCGCTCCGCCGCCGCCTTGGCCTCAACAACTCCGCCCGGATAAAGCTCCTTTAGCGCTCGTGCATCCGCTGGATTGGCAAATACCTCGCGGTATTCTCCGGCCTCTCGTTGCGCCCGCTGAACCCCTTCCCACAACTCCCGCGCCTCCTCGCCATGCCACGGATCTTTCATCCGCTCCGCCAACCACCTCGGCGCCTCCAGGGGTACTGTCACCCCTGTCTGTGCGCCCTCTTGCGCGTCTTTTTGTGAGCTTCTCTGCGCGCCGCCATCAGCCGTCATCCGTTGCCGCGCAGTGCCGTCCTCCGCTTGCCTTCTCTCTTCCCGAGGTTTCGTTCTCCCACTTCCCGCCTCGTCCACTCCACGCCTGTCATTCTGAGCGGAGGTATGCGCCTTTCGCAGACCGGAGTCGAAGGATCCCTCTTCCTCTTCTGCCGCCCCCGCCTCCTCAATTCCCAATATCTGTTCATCCGTCAGCGCAAACAATTCCCGCCCCGCATCATCACTCTCGATCTCCGCCATTCTCTCCATACGATTCCCGCACCTCTCTGATTCTCTGTAGCGGACACCTTCAGGTGGCCACCTTTGACCCTAACGACCCCTGTCCTATTTCCCCTGCATCGCATTCGCCTGCACCGCGGCCGCCGTCTGCCCCGCCTGCAGCACCCTCAAATGCGCTTCCGCGTGCGCGCGCACATTCGCAAACCCCGCCGGATTAATCATCCTTGCCGATTGCCCCGCTTCCGAATTCGCCCATCTCTTGCACTCTTCAAACTCCACCGCATGATCATCCAGCAGCGTATCCACTCCCACCGTAGGAATCGCCACCATCGCCGTCACGCTTCCCGCCACTGGCGTATCCTGTTCGCTCGCCACTCGCCACTCGTCACTCGCCACTCCGCCATTCAACAATATCGGCGCCCCACTCAGCAGCACCTGTATTTCCCTCAACTGTTTATTCCTGGAATCCTCGCCCGGTATCACCAACTCCGTCAGTCCCAACACGCTCTTGATGAATCCCAGGTTCGCCGGTTCCGCCAGCGCTTCTTGAATTACCGGGTCCTTCAATCCAAACAACTGCTGCAGCACGCCTCTTTGCTGCGACTTCAACCGCGGAAATGTTTCATCCGTCTCCGCATGTACGCGAATGTTCCCCTTCAAATCGCCTACGCGAATCATTCGCGCATCCAGCGTCCCATCGGGCCCCAGCAGCGGCACGTCTACATCACCGGGACGATTCTTTCGGAAGCAGTCCACTCCCAGCATCAGCACGTCCCCGTAAAACACTTTCAGCCTTCGCCACACCAGACCCAATCTTCCCAACGCCTGGTCTCGCGCCAACGCATATCCGCTCGCCGTCTTCACATCCTCCATGTTTCCCCCAAACACAGCGGGAAACAGTCCAGTCAAAAATTGCGCGACCGGCCCAATTAGATCTTGTTGGTGACGAATCATGTCGGGAGGCACCTGCGCCGGTGCGGGCTGGAAAAATCCTGCCGCTAACGGTTGACCCGGCCGCGCTCGCGCCGGAAAGTGTGCCGCCGGCTCCGCCACCTGGTTCGCCAGCGCGTCAAAATCCAACACTTGCGGGTCCGCATATATCGGCGGTATCCCGTACTCATACGTCTCCGCCTGCATATTGGATAAAACGTTGTACCGCTCCTGCACCTGCACTAGCGAATCCCCTACGCTCGGCCGGTTCTGTCCATCACCCGGCATTGCGTGCAGCACTCTCCAGTGATCATCCATGTTTTCGTTGCGCGCTTCGCAGTACACATCGCCTGCGAATCCCACGTAACATCCGTCGGGAAACAGACTCAGCATTTCCGCCCGTACATCCTGATCTTCAATTCCGTAAAACGCCCACGGCCTCAGCCACGTCCGGTCAAACGTAATCAAATTCATTAACGCGTCGCCCGGATGGATCGACGGCAACCCCTGCTCCACGCTGATCCGCGAAACTCGCGCGTAAACATCTTCCGGTCCCTGCGATGGAGCTGACTCAATCTTGTCCGCTGCCAACGGGTAAGCCGCCTTCAACTTCGCGCGATGCACTTCCGTCTGCCATTGCAGGTACGGATATTCATGCATCTCATTCGCCCACACCGGCGTATTCAATTCCAATCCGCCTACAATCGAAATCTCTTCCTGCCCATTCGCCACGCGCCGCACCTCAACCACTCGCGGCACCGTGACCCGCTCTGCTTTCCGCAAATCCTTTTCCGTCAACTCTGCCCCGCATCCCGGGCAGCTCAAAACACCGTCATCCTGAGCGGAGGTCTGCGCCTTTTGCAGACCGGAGTCGAAGGATCCCTCCTCCGCTTCCCCTCCAAATCTCTGTGCCCTCTGTGTTCCGTTCTCTGTGTCCTCTGTGTTAAAGCCCCCACGCTCCGCGGTCTCTACCGTCCCCGCCTCCGTCTCCTTCCCGCACCCTCCGCACACCCAAACATCAGGCCCCAGAGTCACTTCCACCGCCGCCAACAACTCCTCTTCATGAAATCCAAACCGTGCGCCATCTTTTACAAACCGTACATACGCGCCCAGTTTTCCGTCGGTCCACAAAAAATATCCGATCGACGTCAGCAATTCCTCCACATGATTATTCCGCTCGACCAACTCCGACACATCACTCGCCGCCCTTGCTGCTGCAATATCCACCAACGATTGCGGAGATTGCGGATAAAACCGCACGCTCGGCACATCCTGCGAAAGCACCGACACAAACGACAACCCAAATCCCTGATAGAAATTCGTCACGAACTGATACCGCGGCATCTCCTCCAACGTCCGATCGTCGCTGGTCTTCTGCTCGTACGGCATGTGCCAGTTCATGTCACTGGGATTCCACCACGCATACTGCATCCCTTGCCAGAACAACCGCGCCTGCCTGATCCGCCGAATCTCGTTCCGCCGCGCCACCACTCCTTCTTCGCGGTATTGCCTCACCAACTCCCGCAGCGCATTCACCAACTCCGGCCGCAACTCCTCGAGCCTCTCAAAATTCGCCCCCATCTCCGCCGCGGTCACCACGTCCCCATCACGATCGCGCTCGCCCACCTCGTACGTGCCAACTCCCGTAGCGCTGGCTTTTATGCCAGCGCCTTTCTGAGATCCGTCCAGCGCGCTATACCCCGCCCCGCCCAGCACCGCAAAATCTTCTTCCATCGACCCATTCCCGTCCGCAGGCGCAACTCCGCCGCGCACAAATCCACTCATCACGTTTTCCATAAATCCCTTCACTGGTAGCACAGTCACTCCTGACTGTGCTCTTGGGTTTTCTGCTTGTGGGTGCCGCACCCTTCGTCTTTAAGGGTGCGGGTTTAGATTCCACACGATCACGATCTTTAGCGCCGCGTTCCGCATTCTGATCTCCGCATCCAAACTCTCAGCCCTACTTCTCTCCCACCATATTTCCCGCTTCCATCTCTTTCCTCACCTGCGTCTGATGCCACGATCTCTTCCGCAACCGGTTCAACTCCACCGGCTTCACGTCCGCCTTGAACTCCACCGGAGGAAATCCCGCCGTCCCCAACAACGAATTCATCAACGCCCGATTCTCCCCGCGCAACCGCTCCACTTCCTCTTCCAGCATTCCTACATACCTATTCCGAAAAAATCGTCTCACCGCGTCCAACATCATTTCTTTATTCCCCCGCTCAGTCTCAGCCGTAACTAAGAAAGTGTCATCCTGAGAGACGCGCCTTTTGCACCTCGAAGGATCCCAACTTCAACCTCACCACTTCCATCTCCGCCTCGGCAACCGATGCCCACCCAGCTGCCTCAACGCCTCCGCCTCCAACCGCTGCGCCTGGATCGCAAACCCCGTCTTGTCCGTCGCCTGTATCTGCCTGGCAATCTGTTCTTCCAACGGCATTCCCGACACGAACCGCGCTGTACTCCCCGTAAAATTAGGGGGCGAGGTGTGCCCCGCCCCGGGCGCTCCGCCTATAGCGGTTGCCCCAACTCCGGCGCATCGCGCGCCGGGAACTATTCCGTACCGCGCCGCATCCGCTGGATCATCTCCATCCACTTTGCGAACGTCTTCCACGCGTCGGTTATCCCGCACCAATTGCGGCAAACACTCCACCAGTTTTCGGCAATTATCCGTAATCACCCACGAATCGCTTTCCAGCAACTGGTACATCAACTGCCACCCGCCTATCCTGTCATCATCCGCCGCGGACGGCCTGGGTATTCCGTTCTGCGCCAGCACCTCTCCCAGTTGCTCTGCTATCGATGCTTCACTGGTTCGGTGCGCAAACGCATCCGGTGACAAGTACACTTCCCGGATCGCTTCATCCTTTGAATTCTCCGCGATCGCCTGCCCCAGCATCCGCGGCGACAATCCGTTCTGCACAAACTCCCGATACGTAATAATCTTTACTGCGCTGTCATCTCGAGGGCCAATAATTCTCGTCGCTGTGTCATCCTGAGGACCGGCGCCCTTCGCCGGCCCGAAGGATCTCAACCGTTCCTCATTACCCACCGCCAACTTGTCGTCCTGAGCGGAAGTCTGCGTCTTCCGCAGACCGCAGTCGAAGGATTCCTCTTCCCGCTTCCCTCTTCGCCGCTCCCGTTCCTCCTTCAACCGCCTCGCCACTTCCGCAGGCACTGCGCAGTGCCAGTACACCGCGCTCGGATGTTGGAATCCCCAATCAATCGATATCCATCTCGGCCACCAGGGCTGCATCCCCAACTCATCCGCCCGCCGCGTGTGCCGCCCAATCTCAAACACATCGAAATACTGCCCCGCGAATACGCTCCAGTCCCCTTCCAAAAACGCCCGCCTCAACGCATCTGGCAGCACATCCAGCGTCTTTTTGTAATTCTCGTCATTCGCATAAATCGGATTGTCCGCAATCCGCGCCCGAATGAAGTCGTAATCCTCCGCCACATACTGCTCCGGACGCTCCATTCCCGGCGCCGGCACCTTATCCACCCACAACGCCTTCACCCACGCATGTCCCACATTCCCAGGGTTAGTCGCCCCCGCCATGCACGGCAATACCGG